TTAATTATTGATGTACCATTAAATGAATTATATGCTGCTCCAATTAAAGTATTTGATGTAATTATATTTGTGTATAATAAACTTGTGCCTGATCCTTGAATACCATTTAAAGCAATAGCCATTGTTGCTCCTGATGGAATAGTAATTGATAATTTTACACCACCTGTATTGTTACATCCAACTCTAATATATCCATTTATTGAATATCTTTTATTTGCCGATGCTGAATAAACTAATTCAGTAATTGAACTTGCTAGATTTGAAGTTGTTGTTTGATTACCTGCAATTAAGTAATCTCTTTTTAAGTTTATGGCAGTATAAATGTTTTTATTTGACCATAATGTAGTACCACTTGAATAAATTAAAATATCATTATTAACTAATGGTGCTGTTGTAATATCAACATCTGAAAGTTCATCTAATTGAAATCCATTTTGAACAAAAACATAAATTAAACCATTACCTGCATTTGCTCTTTCAACAATTCCAATTCTCGTTAAATGATTTGGAGCATGAGGCATTGTTTTAGTTAAAGTTCCTGCTGATGCACCTACATATAAAGTATCACCTGCATTAAATGCTGCTGTGTTTACATTTGATAATACTCCTTGAGTAATAATAAAACCTAATCCATTCGGAGCAATTGAACTACTAAATACTAATCCAACTGTTTTAGATGATGTAGCTTCAGTTGAATTATTAGCTAATTTAACAGACATTCTATCTCCTGAAGCACCAAATGCGTAAACAGGTTGACCTTTTGTAATAGCAACACTATCAGCATTGGTTACATAAGCAAACATTTGATTCGGAGCAATACCTAACATTTGAAAGTTAGTTCCATCATAAATAATTATGAACTCTTGCCCTACTCTTATATCTCCACCTGTAATGATAACATCATTATTTTTTACAAGTTGAACTGCACCTAATCCATTAATGTTAATCGTTGCTCCATCAGAGTTAGCAGTATTAAACTTTATGATGTAAGCATCATTTAAAGTATAGGATGTAACATCTGATATTGTTGTTGTATAAACATCAGTAACACTTGCCGTTGCTACACCTGATTTTAAACCTGAACCACCTGTTGTTGATATAGTCCATGACCTATCCATTGATAAGTCATAAGTAACACCATTGATTGTAATTGTGCGTGATGTTGGAACATACGAAGAAATTACACTACCATTGGTCGGTTGAGTTGATGCTCTGCCCGGAATAGGTGCTTGATTGTATGGAATTTGACAAGTATCATTGCTGAACGGCTGACTAATAGTAATATCAGCCAACCATCCTGCAACTTCATCCTCCATGAATGGCTCAAATATAGCTTGATAAGTCCAATCCTGACCGAGAACCCATCCGTAACCCGGATCATTTAACTGCGCTTTAATATCATTTAAGATACTTTTGCAGTCGGAATGTACTTCAATTAAATTACTGCGGTCTTTTTTAACCCTATCAACAATCCAAATACTGAAGTTGTAAGATTCAGTTCTTTGTGCAATACCTGCATTCTCGTAACTAACCCACATAGCAGGATAACGAGTATCGCCTGATGTAGCAAAGTCATCAAGTGTACCTGCGCTGAAAGAGTTAATTTGAAGATGCTGATTTGCTATCTCCTTCAGTTCGTTTACTATCTGATTTAGTGTCCTTATTTGCATCGTTACTTTGTTTCAAAAACTTTATTAGTTTCTGATAATTATAGTATTGTTTGTGATATTTTTTTCTATTCTTCGCAGCCATACGTGCCGGGATATTCTGCCCGGTCTATTCTTGAAATGTTTTGTTGATTGTATCTACCACCTAACCAAATCGATTGCTCAAATGTGTCCGATTTAGGATAAATTACATCGATTCCTGTTCCCGGACTATTGTACAATGGATATAAAGTTTGGTTTTCAATGATATAATCACGCATTTTTTTAGCTTCCAATTGAGCATCATTCTCAAAGCGTTCCATCACCTTATCCATTGTTGCCCAATCAGCAGCAGTAACCTTATCCGCTTCCTTTACGCCTAAATTACGATTTGACATCTTGTAAAGCAAAAACGGACTTAACTCTACAAGAGTATAACTTAAAAGGCAAGGTGCAATGTAACTATCAAGCAATGTTGTATTCAAAACAGTCAATGAATTATTTTGAATCTGCGTTGATATCTCATTGTAAATGCCTGTACCTATTAAATACAATATAAAGTTCTTCTGCGCCTTTTGTATTGCGATTCGGATATACTTTTCATCGACATTCTCGTCAACTATTGAGTTATCCTTAACGTATTGAACTGATATAAAAAATATCTGTGCCATTATTTTCTTTTAACTATATGTGACATCCAAATGTGTCTGCATTTTGGTACTGAAATATCAGTTCCCGGCTTACGATACCAACCACCACGCATCTCCCATACATTGTAACCTAAAGCTTCGGATATCTCGTCAATTTCTGCCCTTGAATAAAGTTTATTTGAACGAACTAACTTTTCGCAGAAGTATCTAGTACCTGGAATAATTGCATCTTTGAAACCGGGTGCAAGTTCATAAGAGTATTTAATCTCTTTGCCTGTCATTTCAGTTTCCTTACTTGCTTTTTTACCTTCCTGATAAACTTTAACCTTTCTAACCTCGTCACCCTCTTGATTAATGTTATCAATCTTAATTATTTCTTTATCACTTAATGACTGCATTGCTTGTTCTACTCGTTTTAGTGTACTTTCCAAAACTTTAGCCAATGTCTTATTATCAATTAATGGATCTTTGCGAAGTAATGATAATATGTTTTTTTCAAGTGTAGTTAATTCATCTTCTTGAGATGCAAAGCTAAAAGCACCATGCACATCAACCTTTGCTGAATCAAATATCTCAAAGTTTGACTTTAATTCACCTGATTGATAAAATAAATGCAAAGCTTTTTGTACTAACCTATCTTCATGTGATGCAAATTGCTGCTCGTTTTCTTTTTCTTCAACTTTATGAAAACCAATCATCTCACGAATCTCATTTACACTCAACACATCCTTAACTGTTGCAAAATCAAACGGCATGACAGGTTGTGCCTCTTTTAACTTAATACGATTATCAAAACCTTGCTCAACATATAAAGCATTTATCCACTTTTCAATCTTTAACTGACGAGGTTTGATATAAATGTTTTTAAATAATTCGTGTGATTCAATTATCTCTGTACGCCCACCAAGTTGACCTTCGGTTTTGTCACCAATCAACATCGGATTCATTTTGTGAGCGTAGAATAATTCTTTTTTAACTGTTGTATTTAATACTTCAAACTTTTGTGATAAGCTATCAGGCTCAAGTCGAGAAATAACAGGCGCACCTTCTTTATCACGAGTAAATTGAAGTAATAATGAACCTGCTCTATCAGTACCTGTAAACTTTTGCTTTATTTGTCTTTCAACCTCTTCCATTTCAACAGCAGTAGGTTTGCCAATGAAAGTGATTATTGTTCCAACGTAGAAACCCGATTTAATATCGTTGATGTGATAGTTGCCAATCTCGTAATCTGCCTCACAAGCCCAAATGGCAGGAGAATAATTAGGTCGAGGATACCACTCCAATGATGGATCATAAGCAATCAAAGGATAAATTTGTTTTCCAACAGGATTTTCTTTATCGTATAGTGGAATGAATTCAAACTTTGTTTTCTCTTTGGTTTGGTCATTCTTTGGCTTACTCCAATCTTCGCTGTAAAAATACCCATCCTTTTCTTTAGATATACGCAAGTTTTTAAATGGCATGTGAGTAACATCAAAAGTTGTTTTGTTACGATGCCAGTTAATTTCTAAATATGCGCCATTAAATAATTCAAAGTCAACTCCAACCTTTTCAAGTATATCGCTGATTGATTCTCCGTTCTCGTTAATGTTTTTAAGTGCTTCAATTAAGAATGACTGCTTTTCAACTGTTAATCCTTCCTTATCAATTGTAACTCCATTACCTGTTAAATAATAAGATTTTGTATCAAGTAATGTGCGATGTTTTGACGAACGAAGATATAATGAAATTAAATAGTCAGGATAGCGATTAAGCCAAGGTCTTTCATTTCCAAATGTAATCCATTCTAAATCTTTAACCTCTTTAAATACCGGAGGATTTGTTGTGTTAAAAGCTAAGTTTACAAATTTCATGTCGCAGATGGATTATACATATATGATGTTTGGCTTATTTGATGCGTTGATGGATTTGATGCAGTTGAACCAACCACTCTAACAATTCCATTTTCAACTTCACTTGTTACGTTTACAGGATCAAGATTTGAAGATGATGTTTGTTCAAAAATCCTATAATGCCATTCACCTATATACTTTAAATTAATTGTCCCACTTGTAAGTATTTCATTTCCTGCTTCAACTTCAGTTACCAAGAATTTATTGAATCTATCAGGGAATGAACTTACATCGGATGCAATGAAGTATTTAGTTGTCGTACCATCACCTCTGAATTTTAATTCAAATAACCAATAAGGCGAAGTCAATGTTTGTTTTTCTTTAAGAGTAAAAACTAAAGTTGAATTAGTTGAACGAGTGATTATTTGCATCCTAATTTAAAGTGCTATAAACCTTTGATTTGTTACAAAAAAATAACCCGACCTTACGGGATCGGGCTACCAACGGAATAAACAAACAACAACCTTAAGAACCTGTGGAAAGTCCAGTAACAACTGATGATGATACAAACATCGCCTCTTGTGGTTCTTTTGCTTCTATGGTAATTGTTGCTCCGCTGAAATCAGCAGCCATCTTACCTGATGTTACACTTATTGATGGGATGTAAGCTCCACGAGTTAATCCAACCATTTTGTAAGTACCATTAGAATCAAGAATCAAAGCCATGAGGCGATTCTGTATTGCAACCTTCATCCAGTTACGAAGCTTTGCAGTAGGTTTATTGACAGTAAATGTCAATGTTTGAGTCCAAAAGTTCGGCACGTTGAGACCTCCTGTCATGGCTTCAATAAGAGAACCATTTTCAGGTGCAAGGTCAACAAGCCAAAATTTTGTTCCTGCTCCTTGAGTAAGGGCAGTAATAGTTCCGCTTGTTTCAGTGTAAGTACTAACATTGCTCCATTCAGTCAACCAAAGTTTTTGAATACCAGCGATGCCATCGTTACAATAAAGAGCAGAACCTTCAACAAAATTACAAGCCATAGTTATTAAAATTTTAAAGGGGAGAGTTACCCCTCCCCATTGTTAATTATTAAGAGTTTGTATACTGAACAACGTGATCGTTGAATTTAACTGCTACACCTAAACGGAAGCGAGTTAACATACGGAAAGTTTGGTTGTCTTTAGAATACCAAGCATCCATTTGAGTCATGTCAGTTCCTAAATCAGTACCTACAACCAAGTTTGAACCATAAGTTGCAATAATACGATTTTTAACAGCAGTAGCGAGGACACCGGTATCAACGGAATTATCGGCATTCATTCCACCTATAGCGGTAACACGCATATTAGTACCCGGATAAACTAATGACCAAGAACCTGCAGCAGCATCAGTAGTATAATTTCCGTAGAAACCATAAGTAGCTGTAATTTTATTTAACAAGATACGGAAAGTGTCCATACCGCAGAAAGCAATAACAGGTTCGTTGTAAATAGCAGCAGCAGGAATCTTTGTGTAAATATCTTCGAAGATACCTAATACTGTATTAGCATTGATTTGAGATTGTTGAGTTGCAGCAACAGCAGTACCTGCAGTATCAATTGTAGAAATGAAACCATTAATGGCTTTTAATACAGTTGAGTTAGTGTAGGTAGTTTTACCTTGCCACAAAGCTTGATCGACTGACTTTGCAATGTTAGCAACCTTACGATTGATTATATCCTGTGCAATTGTAGCAGTTTCAGGTCTTGCTCCTGCTGGAAGATATTTCTGTGTGAAATAAGCTTCAAGATCTTGCAAACAAATTTCTTCAGCTACTTTAATAGGAGAAGTTGCGATTTGCACTTTGCTGATGGTAGTAGTACCAGAAGAAGTGAAACCACAATTTGCACCTGCTTGGAAAGGAGCAGTTGATTCAAGAGTTGGAATTTGTTCAGTTGATTTGATTCCGTAACGAACATCAACTAATTCCATTGTTTTACCTCCCAAGATTGCTTTGGAGATAAGGTCAGCTTTGTTTTCTTCAACATAAGCCGTTAGGTCTAATGATAATGACATTTTGTTTTGTTTTTTTTAGATTTTTTAATTCATGTATTTTTTTCTGAACTCTTCGATTGAACCAACTGACTGTGCAGTGGTTTTTTCTTTTGGCTTGTGAGTTGTGGGTTGAGCCGGAGAGTTCAAAAGCTTTTCCACAATGTTGATAATATCGCCACTTGACTTCTCAAGTTTTTCAACTTGTGACTGAAGCTTAATGACGATTTGCTTTGAGTTAGAAACCTCTTCGCTTTGCAGTTGTGCTGATTCACTCAACATCGCTTCAAGCTTTGCGATTCTTTCTTCAAGCATTTTAATTTTTTCATCATCTACCTTTGCAGTTTCGGTAGCTACAGGTTCAGTTGGTAACTCTTCAGTAGGTACAGGCATTTCTTCGGTTGGCATCATTGGCTCACCATTCTCACCTTTTACCTCAGTAATTAATCCACCAACTGTTACAATCATGTACTTTTCTTCCATGACCACTTCATACTCACCATCTGCAATCGGAGCGGTATTACCTTGAGCATCAACAACCACAACAGGAACGCCTACATTTATTTCTGCTGCGTCAATCATGACTTTTGTGCCATCAGGCAATGTACCTTCCATTGCAAACTTTTGAGCTTTCGCCTCACCAAAGAAAAACTTTTTAGTATCTTCAATGAGTGCTTTTAGTTCGGATAATGTATTTTCTGGTATCATTATTTTAAAGTGTTATTTGTTTTTAATTTGTAACAATTTGTTGACTTCTTTACGCAGTTTAGCAATCCTATCATGCAGATTCTCAAGCGTTTGAGCAGTTGCATCTACAACATATTCTTGTTTAAAAAGTCCTTCGACAGAAAATCCTGTAAAAGTTCCGGTCTTGATAAACTTATCCCATATCTCATCGTTATCAACTTTGAATGTACCGAACCATGAACCATCAGGTAAATCACCAAATCCTGCAGGTGCAGTCATGCCTCGTTCCTTGTCAACGATTAATGATTCAATCATATAAACACCTTCAACCTTTTTTTCAGGGTCGTGCATCATGTTTACGTTTGAAGTAAAGCCATTACGAAAATACTTTTTAACTATTTTAAATATAGTTTCTTTGTCAAACACCACATAATACTTCCCAAGTTTTGAATCTTCACGATAAATTGGAAGATTCGCGACCATTAATCCACCGGATATAATACGTTTTTCAGGTGCGGTTGATTTAAACTGATAATGTTTGTTGAATGCCATCCATACTTTATCGGTAGCAGGTTGGTCAACAAGTGCGACGAAATTTACACCTGAATCGTTGGTATCGTTTTCGTCAATCACTAATTTGTAAAAAGGTAATTTTTCCATGTTATTCTATTTTTGCTTTATTTTCAATTGCTTTCATTTTTTGATCTTCACTTGCTACATCGGTCTGTAGAACATAAGCTTTAATTGGTTTTTGCTCTTGCTGACCTTGTGCTAAATTACTTAAATTAGTTGAGGTATTATTTACTCCGTTTTGAATTGGTGCTGACATTGCTCCTCCTGCTCCTGCTCCTGCTGCTGACATTCCTTGTTCTGCTCCTGATGCTTTTGATTCAAATTGTGTTTGTGCAATTTTATTTATGTTCATAATACCATAGGCAGCAGCTAAACTTGCTTGAACAAAAGGATAACCGGGAAACACAGCAGTAAATGGTGAAGATTGAGCAGAGGTAAAAGCAGCCATAACACCTTTATACAAATCAATTGTAGCCAATGCTAATTTAACTTTTTTATTTTGTTCAAATGCTTTCTTTTGACTTGCCTCGTCGCCTTTAGCATAAAACTCAATCATTGATGAAGCTAAATTTAATGTATCACTAACCATTGAAAGTTCTGCTTCTTTAATAGCCTTTTTTCTTTCTAACCTTTTAGCTTCAATATCTTTTACATACGCATCATACTCTTCTTCTGCTGCTAATTCTTTAGCAAGTTGCTCTTCGTCATCTTTTAGCTTTTGTTCATCAATTAATTTTAAATTAGCATCATGTTCAACTCTTAAGTTTTCAAGTTCTTCATAAGTTAATCCTGCTTTTTCAGTTTCAAGTTTATATTTAGCATTCTCAAAC